AGGTATTAGAGCGTAAACTTCTAAGTGCGATAAAAGGCAAGGATCAAAATAGATTTGCTAAAAGCATAAGGAAAAATCATGACACGCCGTAATATTGATAAAAAGGTTCGCAATTTAGAAGAAGCATTAAGTAATTGGATTGGTGATTACGGCGCGGCAGCTGCAAAACAACTAGGAAATAGGTTAACGGGTAATTCCGAAGGCTCATTGTCTATTCAGGATAAAATGGCTAAAGAAAAGTTTATTCAAAACTTTTTAGGTCGTGCAAGTGCTACATTGAATTCAGGTATTTCTAGCGGTAGAATCACATCAAACGTAGCACCGCAGACTGCACCACCGGCAGCACAACCTGTAGCACCCGCACAACCTGCAGCGCAACCAACAGCACCTGCTACCCCTGCAGCAGCAAGACCTTCTATTGCTCCTAATACTGCTCCGCCAAGTAGACCTACAATTGGTAATACTCCAATTCATCCTATGCAAGTAAAGTCTATGCAAAACAATGTGGCTAGGGACAAACGGGTGGCTAACATGCCTCCGCCGAACAAAAAGACTTTTGCAGCAGATAAGAGAACACCTGCGCAGATTGCACAGATGCGCCGAGCAGGGTTTAGTGAAAATTCTACTTATGATAAATTAAACGCAATTTTTGAAAGCATCATGGGTGAGGATACTCCAGCTGCTGCGCCAACTGCTCCTGCCGGAGTAGAAACAATATCTCAATTTTTGACAAAATGGGTCAAACAATATATGACTGGTACTAGCTTTGGTGATGCTAACTCAATTAACCACATTAAAAGTTTGATTCAGAATGTAGAAAATACATATAGTAAAGATAAAGGCAAAGCAGCACTTACTAAATTAGCAAATGATTTGTATGCTGTATCATACTCACAGGATGCACAGCAACAATCTAATCAACCTGCACAACCCGCACAAAATCAACAACCTGCCAATAATACTGCGGCACCTGCACCCGCTAGTAATGCACCAAGTGATTCATGGGGGGCACGGGTAACAGAAAGCAAAAAGAAACCGGTAAAATACTGGGGTCAAAAATGAATCTTTCTGAGTCTTTAGCCTCTCTTAGAAATAAGTTAGAGACTCTATCTACACCTCCATTGAGAGAGGATAAAGGGCACTTGGATCATCCTGAAGATTTAATATTTTTAGGAGATGTAGCAGGTGCTCAAAGAGCAGTAGATGCTATTGTTAAAACAGTTTCAAATCCAAAAACTGTTACTATTAAGTGGGACGGGTATCCTGCTCTTATATTTGGTCGTGATTCTAAAGGTAGATTTAGTATCATGGACAAGCATATGTTTAATAAAAAAGACGGTACTGGCAGACAAGTCTATAGTCCTCAACAATTTAGAGAATATGACTTAGCCCGTGAAGTAGACCGTTCTGAATTACATAAACTAATAGCCGAAATATGGCCTGGTTTAGAAAAAGCAAGTGCCGGCAGTCAAGGGTATTATTGGGGCGATTTGTTATTCAGTCAACCATTAACAGATGACAATGGTTTATATAAATTTAGAGCCAATCCTAATGGTATTACTTACACAGTAGATGTTGATAGTGAAACTGGTAAATTAATGACAGGCAAAACAGCAGGTATCGCAGTTCATCAGTATATAGAACCTGAGGCACCTAACACTGATTCTGCTGTTCCATTAGATGGAACAATAGGACAACTTAAGAATAATAGTAATGTTGCTATTATTCCTAGTAAGATGCCTATCACTCCTAACTTAAAGTTAGATCAAAAGTTATTAGCCAAAGCCAAACAAGATATAGCGAAATATGGTCAGGCAGTTCAACAGTTAATGAATACTGCCCCTCAGGCTAGAAATACATTTAATCAATTGTTTACAGTTTATGTCAATAAACGAATCGTTCAAGGAGATTTAAATAATTTGCTAGAAGGATTTATGGAATTTGTTAAATCTAGACCAATGACTGATAAGATGAGGGCTAAGATAGATGAACACTTAGAAGCCAATAAAGACGGGCTTATTGGTGCATTTACTATATGGATAGATATATACAATCTTAAGATGAATGTAGTTCAACAATTAAACAAAGCCGCCGAAGCCAGTCCTGTAAAAGGTTATTTACAAGATGGTACACAAACTCAAGAAGGGTTTGTTTCTAATGGACTTAAGTTTGTAGACAGAATGGGCTTTAGTAGACAGAATTTAGCTGGCCGCTAAACCAACATTTTTTTCTAGTTGGCATAAATAAAATTAGAGCCTCAGCGCTCACATTTTAAAAGGAAGAAAAAAATGGCACAATTTACCCGTACACATGGTGACTATCAACCAGTATTAAACTTAGATGCTCCTTCTTACACAGTTGGTGCAGTTAACGCAGTAACAGCAAACGTTACAGTTCAGCCACAAGGTCCAAAGTTAGATTATTTCACAATTTTAGCAGCCAGTGGTACAGCATTCAGCACAACTCAAGTTAACCTCATTGTACAAACAGTTCAGCAATTAGCCACTGTTTATATCTATGAGTACAATGACGCAAGCACAAACACATTGGCTTTTGCTACATACCCAACAGGTGCATGGGCAGTAGACAATTCATTAGGTGCTAATGCTAATATCGTTGCTGCTGTTAACGCTGCATTGACTGCAGCCTCAGTTGCTAATACTACAACTGGTAGTTCATCAGCTACATTCTCAAACTAATTTTAGTTTCAATGTAACAAAAACCCGAGATTTATTCTCGGGTTTTTTACCATTATAAATATGTGTATGAGTTATAGAATTTCTTGTTACACTTTATTTGATATCACACAGACAGGAGTGTTAAACCGTACTAAACCCAATGAGGGTCAAGACTTGGCTGAGTGGGTTAAAAAAAGAAATACTCAGTGTAATTTTGATACAGTATTGCAAGTAATAGCATTAAGATCACAGCCCGAAATAGTTAATTTTCCTTCGAAGGAAGTAATTAAGTTTAATGAGTTTGAACATTTTGGGTTTCTGTTTGAACAGATCGAAAACGAATCGTATCCTTGTTGGAAATTTGAATTTGATGTACAACATCCAAGTGTATTTGATGATGGAGTGACAGATTTAGGTGCGTTATACGGAGATTGCGATGGTGTGCCAATGATATTATGTGGCACTGAATGGGATAAACTTCCCGCTTTTTTAGACTCTTCTCCTGAATTAAGAAACATATATTTTACAGTACAGAATGGATGATAAAAAGGCAATAGCCAAACTAACTGATTTCTTTTCTAAAGAATTTTTACATGGACCAGGGGGCATTTCTATTTTTAGAAATGATGACGGTTCATACCAAGTGTTTAACACATACACTTTATACAATGACGAATTTGGATGTGTAGTTAATAGTAGAACCAGTGATAAGTCTTTGGTGTTTGCCTCAGCAAAAAATGCTATTACTTGGTGCATATTTGAAAAAAGAAATAAAATTCAAACAGCAGATAGAATTTCTCACCTAGATAGAATGATAACTGGGATAGACACTTCTATAGGGATGCACAGACGATTGATAAAAAAATCTAAAGATTTTAATTCTAGACTAATTTATTTGGCTAAATTAACAGAAGAGCAAGAAAAACGTAAACATATGTTAAAAGAATTGGATAAATATGTTCATGATTCTAAAATTTGGCAAATAAGGAAGTTTGCTGAAAGAACAAAATAAATAACCAATGATAAATACTATATAAAGTTTGGAACCAAAAACTATGAGATTAAACGACCTAAACAATAAAGTTCATGCTACCCAAGCATTAAAAGAAAATTATAAGATGTCAATTGACCTTTCAAAAATGTCAATGAATGACACTAAAACAATGCTTAAAAAAGTACGCTCATTGGCTAATGAGGCTAAACAATCACCTGATTTTTACAGAGACCAAGCCAATCCATCTTACATGAAATTAGTCTTTATGGAGCAGGCTTTAGTTACTCATCACAATCATTTAGCCTCAAGACCTGCTCCACGAATTGTTGTAGAGAATGAGAAAATAGAAGAATCACAAGTTTACTTAGCCGCACAGGATTTAGTAGACACGGTTCAGAAAATGCTTGAAGATGTTGGACAGATGCAAGTTAAAGAATTGCCTGCATTGGTTTCAAGTATTGAAAGTGAAATAGGTGTTAACGAAAGCCAATCATTCAATGACCAAGTTTCTCAGCAATTAGATGCACTAAGTTCTACACTAAAAGAAACAATGACTGGATTAAAATCCGCGGTTAATGGATTAACTGGCCAAGAAGCAGGAATGGCATTTAATGAGCCACCTGTTGATGATGCAGAAATGGGAGCAGATATTGGTGCTGATGTAGGTGCAGAAATGGGCGCAGATATTGGTGCTGATTTAGGTGCTGAAGCAGGAGAAATTGAAGCTCCTGAGCCACAGCCTGTCGGTGGGGTTGGTCGAGCAAAGAGGTAAATATGCGCCTCTTTGAATTGGATGGTATTGACCCATTAGTAGTAAAATTAATTGCAGTTTCGGATCAGTTACACACCGATTTACAAAACGGTAAAACTGATCCCGAAATAACTACTGATGAACTATTGCAATATCTTCAAAAATATGATATAGTGTTAGACAAAACTGATCTATATAATATGATTAAAAAACCACCACTCAATAAGATAATTAGTAACATCCAATCGGATAAAGTAATATTCAAGGGCATGGGTACTCCTGAGGCCCCTGACCAAGATCAAAATAACCAAATTGTTAAACAAATGGCAAGTCAAGCTGCCGCTAATATGCAAACATGATAAGTGCTACACCGTTTGCAGCCGATAAAATAAAATATTTTTTAGAAAAAAGAGGAAAAGGTCTAGGAATTAAGGTAGGTGTGAAAACTACTGGATGTAGTGGCTTAGCCTATACTTTAGAATTCATAGATCAACCAGATGAAACATATGCTGTATATGAATCTTATGGTGTAATGATTTGGTTAAGTCCTAAAGATGCAGTTTATTTAAAAGGCTTAACAGTAGATTATGCAAAACAAGGATTAAATGAGGGTTTTGAATTTATCAATCCCCAAGAAAAAGATCGTTGCGGATGCGGCGAAAGTTTTAGAATATGATATTAGAAAAATTTAAATACAGAACCCTTGAAAGAGCTACAATTGACGGTAGCAGAAAATATGCAACACCAGATGGAGAAAAACTCCCCAGTGTTACAACTATATTAGATGCAACTAAATCAGAAGAAAGTAAACAAGCCTTGGCTAATTGGCGTAGGCGTGTAGGACATGCTAAAGCACAAGAGATTACTACTGAAGCGGCTGGTCGTGGCACTAGAATGCATAAATGGCTTGAAGATTACATAAAGACAGGTGAAATGGGTTCTCCCGGAAGTAATCCATATAGCATTCAAAGTCATTTGATGGCTAGATCAATCATTGATCAGGGTCTAAGTAAGTGTAATGAATTTTGGGGCACTGAAGTATCATTATATTTTCCTAAAATTTATGCAGGTACAACGGACCTAGTTGGTTTGCATGAAGGCAGTGAAGCCATTATGGATCACAAACAAACTAACAAGCCTAAAAAACGAGAATGGATTGAAGATTACTTTGTTCAATTGGCAGCATATGCCAATGCTCACAATGAAGTCTACGGTACAAAAATTCGCAAAGGCGTTATTTTTATGTGTTCAGCAGCCAATGAATATCAAGAATTTATTCTTGAGGGTGCTGATTTTGACACCTATACAGACAAATGGTTTAACAGGGTAGAACAGTACTACATGCAATTCATCTGATATTTGTGATAAATAAATGTAATTGAGAAGATTACATTTATGGCTATAATACAGATCAGCAAGATACAACAACGATCGGGTAATATCGTTGATTTACCTCAGTTGGATGAAGCAGAATTTGGTTGGGCAACAGATTCTAAACAGCTTTATATAGGTAAATCTGACCCCAATGAAAATATTGAAGTATTAACTTCTTATTCTGCGATTGATTTTGATCAAATAACCGGTGCTGTTGGTAATTTAGATATTGATGGCGCTAATATAGGTAATGGTCAAATACTTACCTATAATGGGTCAGATTGGACTAATAGAGGTGGTATTGCCGGTGGTTTAATTACTTTAGGTGATGTTAGCAATGTCAAAATTGACGGCGGTTCTATTGGATATGTATTAGAAACTGATGGTACAGGTAATTTAAGTTGGACACCTAAATCTACTATTAGTGCAAATATTAGTAATATTACTAAAGCCAATCCTGCGGTAGTTACTACAGCGGTAGATAATTTTTTCACTGAAGGTGCATTAGTTACTATTACCGGTGTAGTGGGAATGACTCAGGTTAATGGTAATAGTTACTATGCCAATGTAATTACAGCAAACACTTTTTCTTTGTATTCTGATCCTTCATTAACTACTCCAGTTAATTCTACAGGATTCACTACATACACCAGTGGTGGTAGGGCTATTTCTTCTGTAGGTGGATCTGGATCTACTTCAGCAGGTGGTTCTAATACAACCATTCAATTTAATAATAATAACCTATTAGATGGTGATGCTGGTTTTACTTGGGACTATGCTACAGCTTTACTTAATGTTAATGGTAATGCTAATGTGGGGAATCTTAATGCTAATGGAAGTGTTACATCCAGTAGATTGTTTTCTAATGTAGCAACAGGTACTACTCCTATTGTGGTAACTTCTACTACCCGTGTAGCCAATTTAAATGTAAATTATGCTAATGTCAGCGATTTTGAAGTAGTTACAACACAAACAACAGGTACATTTTATCCAGTATTTGTAAGTGGTAATACTAGTGCTAACTATGCATTAGGTTCTAATGCTAACATGTCTTTTAATGCAGCAACCGGTAATTTATCAGTAAGTATTTTAAATACTACTGGCATTATTACAGCTAATGGCAATATTACATCAAATGGCAATATTACAGGTAGTAACTTTATTGGCCAATCACTTGCTAATGGTAATAGTAATGTAAGAATTGCAACAGCAAATGGCAATGTGACAATTTCTGCTGTTGGTAACACAACTATGACTATTACAGGAACCGGTGCTAACATCACCGGTACTGCAAATATTAGTGGTAATGCGAACGTAAATAACTTAGGCACAACAACATTAATTGCTACAACTGGTAATATTACTACAGTTAATGGTAACATCATATTTGCAAATACCCTTACAGCATCAGGTAATGCTACAGGTAATGCTAACGTAAGTACTGTGACAGGTAATTTGGGTATTCGTGCAATATTCTCTACCTATACAGATAACTCAGCCGCAGCAAATGCGACTATAGTGAATGCGGCTATTCATGCAATAGCAGCACCAAACTTATCAGCAGCAAATGCTACTGTTACGTTTACAAATGCATCAACCTTCTATATTGCGAATGCTCCGGTTGCTAATGCAAATGCTACAATTACTAATCCATATGCATTATTTATAGCAGCAGGTAATAGTTATTTTGGGGGCAACATTACAGGTAGTAACTTTATTGGTTCACTTGCTAATGGTAATAGTAATGTCAACATTCCTGCAGCCAATGGTAATATTACATTAAGTGTGGCAGGTAATGCAAATATTATTGTAGCTACCGGTACTGGTGTTAATATAGCAGGATATTTGACTGCAACTGCAAATATAGGTGCTAATAATATAAATGCTACAAATGGCGTTGTAGCCAGTACTTTAACTTCCAATGTTGCTACAAGTACTGCACCGTTGACAGTAACTAGTACTACCCGTGTTGCTAATTTAAATGTAGCATATGCTAATGTTAGTGATTATGGTGTAGTAACTGCACAGACTACAGGGGTTTACTATGTACCATTTGTAAATGGTAGTGCTACTGCTAACCGTGCATTAGGTGCAAATTCTGCATTAGTTTTTGATGTAGGGACGGGTCAACTATCAGCAACTTTATTAACAGGTACATTAACAACTGCATCACAAGGAAATATTACTACAGTAGGTACATTAGGTAATCTTGATGTTACGTCTAATGTAACAACCGGTGGAATAAAAACTGATAATTATTATTATGCTAATGGTGTATCTATTAGTTTTGCAGGATCATATAGCAATAGTAATGTAGCAAATTATTTACCCACGTTTACTGGTACAGTTGGTGCAACAGTATTAACAGCCGGGGCAAACACAACCGCAGGTACTATTACAGGTAATTGGTCTTTAAGTGCTGGTTCAAGATTAAATGCTACATATGCTGACTTGGCTGAATATTATGAAGCGGATACTGAATACGAAGCAGGTACTGTATTAGAGTTTGGTGGAGATAAAGAAGTTACTTTAGCCACTGATGAAACAATGAAAGTAGCAGGGGTAGTATCATCTAATCCTGCATATGTAATGAATGCTACATGTCAGGGTATAGCAGTTCCTATAGCACTGCAAGGTAGAGTTCCTTGTAAAGTAAGAGGTATAATTCACAAAGGTGACATGATGATAAGTGGCGGAAATGGTTATGCAAGACCTACTCATAGTCCTATCATGGGTACAGTAATTGGAAAGTCATTAGAGAACTTCTCAGGCGAAGGTATCATTGAGATCGCCATAGGTAGACTATAAGATAAATAATAGACAGGAATTAAGAAAATGGCATCATACGTATATACAGGTAATTTAACCTCACAACAATCAGCTAATATTGCTACAGACAAGATTAGAATATCAACTACTGGCACTGGTATTCACGCTGTTACCGGTTACCCTAGAGTAGCTGGTACTGGAACAGCAACAGCAGCAACTAACAGTGCAACAGTCACTGGATCGGGAACAGCATTTAACACTCAATTATCAGTTGGTGCTTGGATAGGAAATACTACCGGAACAACAGTGGGAATTGTATCAAGTATTGCAAACGCTACTAGCCTTACACTAACTGCAAATGCAGGAGTAGCACTATCAAATGTTGCATACACTTTCAATAATGCAGGTGTTCCTTACGCAATTGCTAATCAGCAAACACAAATTTTCCCAGCACAGGGTCAGTATAATACTGTTTATTGCGGTCAAGGAAATGTGATAGCATTTATTACAACAGGTGGCGGTGCAGGAACTGAATTCAGTATTACTGAATTAGGTATGCCTCACGCGGTTACCGGTACAGAATAATTATTCTTTTACTCGCCATCCTTTTACCATATGGTGTCTCTCGCGGATCATATTAGATATGTGTCCACTCGGGAGATTATATTTTTCTATTAATTTAGTCCTAGTACAGTTCTCAATAAGACCGGTAATATGATAAAATTCATAGATTGTAGGGTCAGATAAGTTAACTCTCACTTTTTCTCTTGTAAGTTTGTATGTTGGATCCTGATATAAAGCAAGCATCGCATTTCTATGTTTTATTTTTATGTCAGGAGCATTTATAGCATCTTTATGTTTTTTTCGTATATTTAGATTAGACATAAGATTATATTCACCTGATGCCCAACCATCACCTTCTTCTGGCTTTAAGTTAGCCCAAATTTTTCTACCAAAGTTATCTCTTGCATTAACTATGTTCCATAACTCACTGTAATACAATCCCCAATATTTTAAATCTTCTATAGTATTACATTCTCTAAGAATCTCAGTAGTAACATCATATCCATGTTTTTTAATATGCGGGATCCAATATGTACCTGAACCCTTATATTCTTGTGGATTCTTTATAGTCTTGCCGAGGTATTTTAACCCGGTAGTATTGTGAGTTTTTATGTATAGATAAATAATCATGCTGATTGCTAGAGTAGTCGGAGAGATAAGAGGCTCGCGGACTACACTTTTATTTATGCATGTTGTTCATTTTTTGGTAAAATGATAAATATATTTACATAGCACAATACGGTGCTTCGTAATGATAACTCATTAACGGCGGTTAGAACCCGCAACCCATATTAGGAGAAATCAAATGGGACGCCCTTTAAAGATTGCCAAAGCGGTAATGTTAACATTGACCGCAACAGATGGAACAACTGAAGTTGTTACAGTAAGTGAAAATTTAAATACTCTAAATGTTATCGCAGGAATGCCTTTTGTAATTGCTACTACAACAGGTGGTTTAACAGCAGGTACAACATATTGGATTTTAGAAGTACTAACAGCTAATACTTTTACTGTATCAGCTACAGAAACAAGTGCTAATCCTAGTTATACTAAGGTTAACCTATCAAATGCTGGTCCGGTGACGGTTAAAATGTCAGTTGGTGTGGTAGACACAGGATTCCAAAACCCTGATTCTACAGCACAATCAGGTGGTACTTCAACAAACCCTGGCGCAAGTTATGGTGTAGTTGGTGGTAATACAACAATTTATGGTTCACAAGTATTAGCACAAGTTGCTATTGGTATTAATGGTACTGGTACACTATATGCTCTTAGTGGCAATGCTAACGTATTCGGAACAGGTACAGATTTCGCTAATACTACTTCAGTTGGTTCTGCAATTCAAGTTGCAGTTGCAAATACTAATGGTAGCACAGACTATGTTAATTTAGGTTTTATTGCAACTAACAGTGGTTATGCAAATATTGAGATTTCAAATGCTACTGCAACTGGTAATTTCTTAACCACAGTAGGTAATGCACAATTATTGTTTGCAAGCAAACCGGTTGTATTATCAGCTAATATCGGTGGTTTAGTAGCAGGTACTACTTATTTCGTTAAAACAATTGCCAACACTACTGCATTTAGTGTTTCATTAGACGCAGGTGGCCCAAACGTTGGATTATCTAACCAAAATGCTACTTCTTATGCTGTTCAAGATCGTATCATATTATCAGGTGCAGCCACTACTTCTTATGCAAATGCTGCATTTGTTTATGCAAATGATGAAGCAGGATATATTGTTCGTCAGAAAGGTAAACAAAAGTATTTGGTTACAGGTCTAACATCTGGCTTAACCGCTCAATGTACAACCGCTAATGTGGCTAATACAGCATTAACACCAAACACAATGAGTGTTACTGCAACAACAGCAACACCAGCAACAGTATATGTTCAGTCAGTCAATAATTATCAATCAGAACTATTTGAAGTTACAGTAGCTCCTGGATCATTATCAGTTGGTACAGCTTATACAATTCTTAGTGTAGGTACTACTAATTGGACAGCAGTCGGTGCTTCTGCTAACATAACTGGTGTGTCATTCGTTGCAACTGCAACTGGTTCAGGTACAGGTACAGCGATATTGACTACAGCGAATCCTGATGTTATTGCTACATTCAACACAGCATACGCTGCCAATACATACGATGGACAACCTAACCCAATCGTTGTAGTTAATAACGCATAATCATGGCAAATACTAGAGCATTATCCGTTAATACATCGGACACTGATATTGCCGTCCTTCAAGTTCAAGTTAATAATATTGAAACAAAAATCAATGAATTAAAAATAGACTTGAAGGAAGTACATGAGTGTCTTGATAAAAATGCGGAAGAAACTCACAAGTTAATAAAAGAGTTGCAAGAAACTAATGACGCTTCTCATAAAGCATTAACTGACAAGGTTAGTGCATTAGAAAAATGGCGTTGGATGATGATGGGAGCAGGTGTAGTTATCGGCTCTATGGGATTTGATACTCTAGCAAAATTGCTAAAATAAAAAAAGGGACTTAAAGTCCCTTTTTTATTAATGTCTTTAATTTTTTCTGCACCACATCAAAATTTACTGTACTAAACAATC